TTGCTATTGCATCAAGGGCAGACGATACTGAAAGATGGGATGGTAAGATTGCTGTTGTAAGAATATATAATCGTGCATTGTCAGCAGCAGAAATTAAGAATCACTTTGAACTTGATCGTGGTAGGTTTGGTGTTTAACAAATAGGAGAATAAAATGGGAATACAACTAAACGGAATTACAGGACATATAACCACACCAGGTGACATTGGCATCGGTGGTACATTGACCTATGAAGATGTTGCGAATGTAGACTCAATTGGTATTGTAACAGCAAGAAGTGGTATAAATGTTCCAAGTGGCAATGTCACAGTAAGTAGTGGTGCATTTGTTGGTGATGGTTCTCAACTAACAGGCATCAGTGGATTTTCAACAGCATTGAGTAACACAGAAGGAACACTTGAAAATCTTATATTCAAAACACCAGAAACATTTACAGTTGCAGCAGGAACATCGATCAGAATTGAATCAGATAATATGTCAGGTAATACAGCATTCACTAGATTAGGAAAAATTAATGTCTCAACAGGTGCGACGTTCCATGTATCTGCTGGCACTACATTTATTATGAATGTATTGAATGTATTCTAACTAAATAAAAAAAAAGATTTAAAAATGTCTGAAGTCAGAGTTGACAATATAACAGGAGAAACTGGTACTGATGCAGTTAAGTTTACTAAAGGTATTACTGTAACTGGCATTGCTACTGTTGGAAATGTATCTGTTGGAAGTTCTGTGACTGCTGCAACTCTTTTTGGAAATGGTGCAGGAGTAACAAATGTAACTGCAGGATTGTTATTAAAAAGAACATCTTATTTGATTAATAGACAATCTATTAGTCACGCTGCGTGGCCAAACGATGATACTATTCCACAAATTACAGAGGGAACTGAGTTCTTTTCTCAGGCATACACACCAAGCAACCATCCCTGCAATTTATTCATTTATTGTGTTGCTTGTGTAAGAGAAACTGCTAACAACACTAATCAAAAGGGCATGGCATTGTATATAAATGATAACACGGATGCATTAAGAGTAGTGACTGGATTAACTAATGGTCAAGGTGCTGTTCATGGTGATAATTTCCAGCTGCGACATTTAATGTCATCTTATAGTGGTTCAAAAACTTTCTCACTCCGAGCACATGGAGGAGATAATATAAATTATTACGCTGGTCAATACAACGGAGTACAATCCTCACCAAAAATGGGAGCAACAGTACAAGGACAATCATTATTCATCATTGAAGAAATCGCAACTTAATTAAAATGTCAGAAATCAGAGTCGAAAACATAATAGGAGAAACTGGTGTTGATGCAGTTCAGTTAACAAAAGGCATCAATACAACTGGAACTCTCACTAGCACAAATGTATCAGTCGCAAGTTCTGTAACTGCTGCAACTTTTCACGGAAATGGTGCAGGAGTAACAAATGTAGGTGGAGGTATATTGTTAAGGAAATCATTTTTCACTATTCCTAGACAAAATCTCGGTTCACACGCACAAATGCCTAATGATGATACTGTTCCTCAAATTACGGAGGGAGTCCAATTCTTTTCTCAGGCATATACTCCAACCAATACCAGCAACTGCGATTTATATATTCATTGCACCGCTTCTGTAGGAGAGATTAGTAATATAGCAGATGATGTAGGAATGGCATTATTCATCAGTGATCAGACAGATGCATTAAGAGCGGTTACTGATTATTCTGTTCATGGTGCTAATTTAACTATTACTCATAAAATGTCATCTTATAGTGGTACGAAAACATTTTCACTTCGATCACATAAGGGGGATGGAATAAATTATGCAGCAGATGGGTACTATCAACAAAAATATGGAGCAACAACTCACGCAACCTTGTTCACTATTGAAGAAATCTCAACTTCCTAACTAAAATGTCAGAAATTAAAACCACAAAGATAATAGGAGAAACTGGTGTTGATGCTGTCAATTTTACTAGTGGTCTAAACGTAACTGGTGTATCTACTAGCACAAATGTATCAGTCGCAAGTTCGGTAACTGCTGGTACTCTTTTTGGAAATGGTGCAGGATTGACAGGTGTAACTGCAGGTACATTAATAAGGAAATCATCTTATACCATTTCTAGACAAGCTATTTCATCTAATGCTTTTCCATTGGATGATACTATTCCACAAATATCTGAAGGCACACAATTTTTTTCCCAAGCATATACTCCATCCACTGCTAATTGTGATTTATATATTTATTGTTCTGCTATGATAAGAGAACGTACAAACGTGTCTGATACAGTGGGTATGGGATTATTCATCAATGACAGTACAGATGCATTAAGAGTAGTGACTGAATTAATGGCAGGGCACGGTCATGGAGCTCAACTTTATATGTATCATAAAATGCCATCTTGGGGTGCATCAGCAAAAACATTTTCACTTAGATGTCATTCAGCAAATTCGATAAATTATCAGGCATTATATGGTTCATATCCATCAGAAAAATTTTCACAAGCTGCTTCTGAAAGCTTATTCATCATTGAAGAAGTTTCTACTTAAAAAGAAATAATAAATAACTAAATGGCATCAGAAATTAGAGTAAATAAAATAACGCACACCGCAGGTGTTGGTACAATCACAACCAACGTCGATGGTATTGTTGTTGCTGGTATTGTAACTGCAAATAATTTTAGTGGTAATTTAACTGGTAATGTAACTGGAAGTGCTGCAAACATAACTGGTCGTGCAGAGATATATGGATTTACTGGAATAGGAAGTAATTTACAGGTAAGAACAACCAATGCAGGTGCCGATAATATTACTGGTGATCAGTATGATGCATTCGAGCAAGTCTTGTTCGCACCATCGGGTATGACTTTTAGTATAAATAGTGATGGGAAATTAATCGCAACCTTCTAGTAATATGGCAACAATTGATTTAGGCAAAATAAAACAGGTTTTTCGAGGGACGTATAATAATGCAACAGCATACACCGTCGATGATCTTGTATCCTTTACAGATACTGTTGGAGGATTGCAAAATACTTCTACTTACATAGCAGTTGCTAATACCACAGGGAATGCACCAGCAAGTGGTGGAACAATTCATGCCTCTTGGAACTTATTAGCACAAGGTGTACCAGATAGATTACCCACTCAATCGGGTCAGTCAGGTAAATTTTTAACAACTAACGGATCAGCATTATCATTTGGTACTGTTTTACAACCAGTAAAAAAAGTATTTTGTAGGCAAGACGGAGATCGTTATTCAGTAAATACCGCAGTAGTTAATAATTCTTATACCTCAATGTATAATTGGGCAGATATGCAGCAAAGTATTACACCAGAATCTAGTTCTAGTGTATTTTCAATTACAGGTGCTTTGCATTTACATCATCAAAGTTCGTATGAAGGACATGTAGCTATAACTTTTCAAATTGCAGGGGCTAGTGAACAAGTAATTGCAAGTAATTCAGAAACAGATTATAGACGTACCTTAAGAGGTACTGCTGATAGTAATAGTGGTTCTAATTTGCAACCTGGATTACCTTTAAACCTTATGATTGCACCTGCTACTGCTAGTGTAGTTACTTTCAGAATAAGACTTGCTACATCAAGCACCTCTTACCCTTGGTTTATTAACAGGGATGGAAATGGTTCAACCGATCAAGATGATGGTGGTGCTGTTTTAAGTTCGTGGACAATTACTGAACTAGATGGATCATTAGTTACCACAACTAACTTCGGACTTTATATAGGAACTTAACTATGAAATACGATTTAACCCACGCTTTATTAGCTGTTGTACCCAATTCAAGTTGGGCGATTAAAGGCAACTCTTATAGTGATATAGAGTGGCAAGATTCAAGTGTTACACAACCTACTGAAGATGTTCTAAATGCAAAGGTAGCAGCACTTGATGCAGCAGAACCTTTAAGACTTTTGCGTGAGGAGAGAGATAAAAGATTAGCAGCTTGTGATTGGATTAGTGCAAAGGCAACAGATACTGGAGTAGCAGTAACAACAGCTTGGAAAACATATCGTCAGGCATTGAGAGATATGACAACTCAAACTCCAACGTTAAATAGCAAATATAAATTAGATTTAACATCAGTTAATTGGCCAACTGAACCATCTTAAATTGAAAGTATAATATAATGTCTGACATCCGATTTAACAACTGGAAACATCAATCGGGCACTGGAGGTGTCTCGCAAAATTCTGGTGGAAATGTGGGTATTGGATCTACACTTCCATCTTCTGCTTTAGATGTCGGTGGTGATGGTAAGTTTACTGGTGTTGTTACTGCGACTTCTTTTAGTGGTAGTGGTGCAAACTTAACTGGTATTGATGCTTCTGCAATTAAGTTTAGTGGAGCAGTCAAGGCACAAGCAAACAATAGTGGTGTTGTAATCACTGGTGTTGCGACTGCGACTAAGTTTGTTGGTGATGGTTCTGATCTGACTGGTCTTCCATCAGGCAGTGAATTTAAATTTGGCACAGCAGGTATCACAACTGTTAAGAATCTTGGTATTCAAACTACCACAGTTGATAATTATGAAACTGTTGGTGCTGCAAATTCATTTAGAGGTATCTACATTGGTGATGGTTCACTTGTATTCAACGCAAGACTAGATAATATCAATGGTTATTATATTGGAACTGGAAGAAATGCATTGAATGCAGGACCAGTTACACTGGGTTCAACTATGACACTTGACGGTGCATGGGTTATCGTGTAGTATAGGAGAGTTATGACACTAACATTTCATCCAGATGGAAGAATATTGCACAATGGAGTTGAAGTTGCTTCAGATAAGATGGTTGATCAATGGAGAGTAACAACTAATCAAGGTATTTCACAATCCACATCTACAACTGTAACTAATTGGGAAAGAGTTGATGGAACAGGATTTGGAACTTTAAATGGTGGAATGACTCAATCGAGTGGAATATTTACATTTCCATCAACAGGTATCTATAAGGTAGAATTTACTCCTTACTTTAATGATACTGAGTCTAATAATTCAGTCCGAGGGTTGATACAAACAACTACAAATAATAGTAGTTATGACACAAGAGCTCAAAACCCACAAAGCATTGCCGATGTTGACACCTATAATTATGGGTCTGTTTATGTTTCTGTTTTATTTGATGTCACCAATACTTCAACTCATAAAGTTAGATTTAACATGTATTCTGGTCATGGAAATTTTGATATAAATGGTGACACTAATACAAACGAAACATATGCGACATTTACTCGTGTCGGTGGCACATAAATAAGATTATGAAATACGACATTCCAGCAGCACTACAATCATTAAAACCAGGAGCAGAGTGGACTCTTCGTGGATCTGATTATACTGGTCTTGAATGGTTAGATAGTAGTCAGACAAAACCAACAGAAACAGAAGTCAATA